GGGGCTGACAGCAAAATCAAATGAATCTGTGCTGCCTGCTTTAATTGTAAGGGTTTTTCCACCCTCTACTATTAACGGTTGGGTTAATAATTCTCTTGTTGTATTGGCATCTAAAGCTGCGGTTTTAATAGTTGTAATAGCATTATTAGTAACAGTCACACTCGGGGTTCCAGCTGATGTAACAAGAATAGATTTAATAACATACGTTTCACTAACTAAAGGATTACCACTACCAAACGGATTTAGTTCTCCATTAGTAGTATCATTATCTACTCCTACAAATTTATATTGATTAACAACAGCAGCCATTATTCTAAAAAGAAGCTTCTAGCTTCTATCTCCTGTTTTAATTCTTCTTGAAACGTTGTATTTAGTTTTTCTAACACGGCGTCTAAGTCTCGCACAAGTGATTGTGCTACATCTTCTCTATAGTCTGGACTTGCTCTAGTTAATGATTGTACTATTTTAGCCATTATCTTCTTCCTCCTGCATGCACATCTAATCTAAAAGTTCCTAACTTCCAATTGGAATCTACTGCGGTATTTGCTATCTTAACGGCAACCGCTCTACCCCTAGCTCTACAAGATTTATATTGAGTAGAAGAGGTAATGGTAAAGGGTCCTAATGTTGAACTAGCTGCTGTGTCATTTGGAAAATCTCTAAGGTTTAATGTAACAATTGTATTTCCTGCTTGGGTTATAAAGTCTGGTAAAAATCTACTAACTCTCATTATAAATTCCCCATCTCCTCTAAAAGTAATTCCTTGTCTTTGATCTTGTGTAATGTCAAAATCTCCAGATAATATATTAGATGGGATAGCGCTTGTAGTTCCTATTTTAATTTGATTAACTCCTGTTTCATGTTCATAGTAATAAGTTACTCCATCATAATTTCCAGTCACATCAAAAGATGTGTCTGTATCAGCATCATAATTAGTTGCATGTGGTAAACCAAAGATTGCTGAGTCAACCCAAGTAGTTCTTGGAAAGAGAGAACTAGCATTAGTATACCAAATAGGTCTGTTAATGGTTGAATCTAAATAACTATAAAGAACACATCTATTGTTTACATTTGAATCAGCAGTAGGATAAAACCACATTACTTCTCCAAACAAGTTATTCAATCCACAATAAATCATTTGGTTAGAAGTTTTATTTAAATCATCATAGACATAGTCTTCTACTAAACAGTCTAAAGATTCTAGTTTACCAGTAAATCTAAAGAAACCGTTTTCAGACATCCAATACGCAGCACCATCCACTTCAACCGCCGCATTTTTTCCAATTAAACCACAGTTAGTTCCTACTTGTTCGAATGCGAAAGTAAAAGGTTGACCCACAAAACGCATGGTAAATAATGAGGTATCTGTCCATACGTAAAGTGCGTTTCTACCTAGTTCACTTCCCATGATCCGTGATCCAGCGGCCAGTCTTTGTGTACCAGCTGTATTGGTTGCGGTTGGTGTCCAAGTATTTATATCTTCTTGAGAAGAAAATCTTATAAACATGTCATCTTGTGTAGCTGTGTTTCCTATAGTTGTTTCAGTTCCAAATAAAACTAAGTGACGATCGGGTGTTGATACTAACATATCCCTAGATGCAGTGGGTGCTCCAGAAATAACAGTGGCTCGTGTTGCTGTTGCATTAGTTGCATCAGCGTCCCATTCAAACACAGCTCCATTAAAAATTAAAGCTACTAAAGTAGATCCCAAATTATCTAACGACCATAATCCAGGTTCAGCTACTTTATCGGTTGTGGCTGCCGCTTGACCCCAAGCAGCATAATCACTGGTATTGGTAACTGTTGCTCCATCTGAATGAGCCGCTCGAGTGGTTCCTCGCACTGCTCTAGTAATTCCGGTTAATGTTGTGGTTCCCGAAACTCCTGTATAAGAAATTTCTTCTGTCCCTACTAAAATGTAATTGGTTCCTGTAGTTGGAAAACCTGTAACGGAATCTAAAACAATACTAGTTCCTGAGCCGCCAGTTCCATAGACATTATCTCCTAAAGCTCCATCTAAAGTATTGGTTTGAGGATTAGTTACCGTACCACCAAATTGAGATATACCCCACCCAAATACTCCCACCTGGTCAGCTGGACCTACGTGGTAGTATCTATAATAAGTTATTCCTCCAGAAGTTGTGGCTCCTGAATCAGTTTCAGTCGCTCCGGCATTAATGGTAATAGTATCATTAGTAGGTGCAGATAATACCATAAATTTTTTATCGCAAAAGGTAGTAGCATCAAAAACAGAATCAGTAATAGAACTAAATGTAGAAGAATCTCCAAATAAAATAATGTCTCCAGCAACCAAACCATGAGCAGAACCAAAAGTTACTGTAACAGTTGTGCTACTATTAGTAGTAGTAAATGCATTAGTAATAGCTGTGCCTGATGGATTAACTAATGGATGAATATCATAGTAAACTCCTCCAGAATAAACATATAAAATTCTATTAGTACCTAAGATAGCGTATTTAATACCCTCCTTATTAACCATATGATGAAGGGCTCTAGTAGCACCAGTTAATTTTTTATCTCCTAACGATGCCCATCCTCCTATCTTTTCAGGAGTGCCGTATCTAAATCTAACATTTTCTCCCTCTGTCCATTGCGCTTCTGCTCCGGTAGGGGTAATTTGTTTATTGAATCCTGGTAAAAATCCTATCTTTTGTAGCATATAAAAACCTGTTTAGGAGGTAATATATCAGATTATTAATAAATTCAATATCTTTAATCGAAGGTATAGATAGCTATAATTCGGGGTCCTTTTTTAGGATAAATTTGATAATGAGAGCACTTTTTAAATAAAACTCCTTTATATTTTTTAGGAGTTATTTTGTCAGTTATTTTATTATTCTTAAGAAGAACGGTTTGGGCATTTTTATCGCAATCATTTAAATAAATAATTAACTGTTTATGATTAAAAGGATGATCAATATGAGAGGGACACCTATTTAATTTAATATTAAAGGTTAAGTTAACAGCAATTCTAAAAATTTTATTAATTGTTATTTTATGTTTATCACAAAAAGCAAATAAAAAGTCTAGAAATATATCTGTATATTCAGAATTAAAAGTGTTTCCCGGGGAATATTTAGAATTAAATCCAATATCATTAACATTTCTATCTTCAGGTCTTTTAAGTATTACATGTGATAAATAAGGATATTTTAAAGTTTTACCAAAAGCAGTTCCCATATAAAAAGGAAGTTTAGCTTTTTCTATTAATTCTTTTATATGGCTTTTATGTTCTTTAGATAAGAAGTTGTGACTTTGTTTAATAATTTGTGTCATAATTTTACTTCTGTTAAATCTTCTTTATTTCCAATCCTTCCTTTAACAAAACTATTAAAAGATAAACTTATTCTAGTTTTATCCTCTATTATTTTATTTACCGAATGTTTTAGATTAGAAGGAAATATAATAATCATTCCTTGTTTTACAGGGATGTGCCATGTTAAAGAATTAAAAGGATTATATTCCTTTACTCCTAATTGGATTTGTTCATATTCTCTTTTATGAAAAGTAATATAATCTTTTTCTGTAGTATTAATATAAAGAACCCCTGATAAATAAGAATTAGGGTGTGCATGTTCATGATGAAATTCTCCCTTATTAGTATAGTTAATCCAAGACTGAGTAATATAAGGAGTAGCTGTATTTTTAATTTTTAAAACATGTGTAAAATATTTTTTTAAATGAGATTCTAATATGTGTTTTAAATTTTTTAAAATTTTTTTATTTAAAACATATCTGTTTTTTGTATTTTTATTACCATAGTTTACTAATAAATCTTTTGGATTTTGACAAAAATAAATATTTTCTGTTTTAGAAAAAGGTCTTTCTATTTCCGATATATACACAGCCGTAGGAAATAGACTTCTTATAATAGGTTCTTTCATTATATATAACTTATAAAACCACTTATTAAATATTTGTTTTCTTTAGGAGCTGGTAAATGTGTATAGGCATGAGTAAACTCACTAGGCCATAAAAGAGTTAAACCTTTTTTAGGTTTTACTTTTACTTTTTGCCATAGAAAATTAATTTCTCCTCCTTCTTCAATGTCATTTAAAAAAGTATTATAAATTAAAACTCTTGAACAAATTAAATTACCGGCTTCAGTTAGAGCATTTCTTCCATAAAAATACTTATTATCCTTACTATTAGGAAAAAAATGAGAAAGAAGTTTTTGATTTATACCAAAAGATGAATTAATAATTTTATATTTAATACAGTATTCTTTTATACATTGAGTTAAAGCATCATCATATGCTTTTAACCATAGGTTTTTATTATGGGGATATGTAAAAACTGAAGATAAATTTTTATCACTTTTTTTATAATCAGTACTACGTTCAAAATAATTAACAAGACCATCGCATACATTATCTTCAACAATATATCTTTCAATAAAATTAACTTTTTTCATTAATCAATTTTATTTAATTTATTATTAAATAAAACTCTTTCTTTTGCTAACTTATCAGTAAGTTTTCTATTTAATTGAGCCAAACTATCTAAAGTAATTTTTAAAGATTCATTTTGAGTTTTTAAAAAATTATTCATGTCGTTTTCAGAAAGTATTAGATTGTCTTTTTCTCTTATAGTTTCTTTTAATTCTTCAATTGTTTTTTTTAAATTATCAACTTCCCATTGATTTATCATTTTTTACCTCCTTTTTTAATAACGCATCTACTCCTAATCTAGGTCTTCCATCATATTTAAATTTTTCTGCTTCTTTATCTTTAACGTCAATATAATGTAAGAATAATTGAACACATTTACCTTTTTTTAAAGGTTCTCTCCAATGTTCCAAGACGGCTCCTTCATATAATAACATGTCACCTGCTTTTAAAATAACTTTTTCTCCCGCAGTATTTCCAGCTGTATATTCATCAACCCTTCCTGTGTCTTTATTATGAATAGCTTTTCCTTTATTTGGATCTCCTTCAATAAAAATAGGCCATTCTTCTCCACCTAAGTTAAGTGTAGTTGAAATTTTACAACTTAATCGATCTTTATGTCGGTTTAATTTATTTCCTTTACTATAAACTCGCACATAAGAATAAGTTTCATATAATTTTTTCTTTAAATTTTTTTCTACTAATGATTTTACTTTAGTTAAAATCATATCCCCGGCCATTGATCCATAAATAGCATAAGAACCGGGAACTTGTTCATCATTAAAGACACCATATTCTTTATTAAACTGAGATATAAACTCAGTTGAAAAATATAATCTTGCTATCTGTTCTTTTTCTAAAAAATAATTTTTTAAAAAATCACATAATTCTTTAGAGATTGCATTTCTTAAAATTTTATATCTTTTTTTCATTTTAATTGTGGTCCTTTATGCCACACCACTAAACTATATCTTGTTCCTTTAGTTACCGGAAGAACTCTATGTAATACAAAAGAAGGAAAAGTTATAATAGTTCCTTGTTGTTTTATTTCATTTGTTTTTAAAATTTTATTTTTAGAACCAGGGGGAGCATAGTTATAAAATTCTAAATCTCCTCCTTCAAAATCTTTTGGATCACTTAACATTACTGTAGTTGAAAGTTTTCTAACTAATTTTCTAGGCCCTTCAATGGGTCCATTATCAGAGTGCCAATCATAATGTTGTTTTTTCTTTCCTTCATATTTAGTAAATTGAAAATATTCAATAGTATCATAATCAAAATCCCATTTAGCTTGTTTATTAGCAGCCCAAATATAAGGACGAATTTCTTTATATATCCAAAAATTATTTAACCATGCAGTTTGAGAATTTCTAATTTTATGTATTTTTTTAAGTGTTTTATTTCTTTTTGATTCTTCTCTAGGAATAGAGGTTCCTTGTGTATAACTTTCCTGTATTATTTTTCCTTCCCCATATTCAATAATATCTTCACATATTTTTTTTGTAACTCCTCGAGGATAAGCAAAATAAGTATGGTCTAAAAAATTCATCTATATCTATAATCCTTTATAGATACATCATATAATAGGATATTTAAAGTGTCAATATATTTAGGTTAATTGATCCCAAGATAAAGTGCCCTCATTCCATTCATAAAAGTTTGGGTCTTCAGCATCAAATGGTTTTGGACCAGGAGGTTCAGGAGCCTCCCATTCACATGTTGTAGTATTTAATATCCAACTTGGATAAGGTTGAGCAGGAATAAATGCGTCTAAATCTTCACGATAAAACCATCCAATTCCAGCATAATGTTTTCTAAAAGCACCTGTTTTAGATGTTTGTTTCCATTCTCCACCGTAAGTATTAGCACAGTGTTGTTCACCTTGTGCAGACATGTCTTCTCCAGCTACATCATCACCGATGACTCTAACTTGTAATACTTCTTTTGTTGAAGGTTTTAATTTACAAAAATATTTCATAATATTAAGCCAGTGTCAATGTCCCGTCTACAGTAAATGTACAAATTTTATCACCTGTTGGTGAATCTGTTGCCACACTATTTGTTCCAGGAGCAACTGCTAAAGCTGCAGGTGCATTTGCTGCAGGTATTCTAATAATAACAATACCTGTTCCACCGTCTCCGCCCGGTACGCCACCACTAGCTCCGTAAGCTGATCCACCGCCACCACCACCGGTTGAGGCCGTTCCATCTACTCCTGCAGGACCTGGATTTCCAGCATGACCTGGACCTCCTCCGCCAGTTCCACCGCTGCCGCCGCTAGGTGCATTTACCCATCCAGCACCACCGCCGCCACCAGCTCTTGTTACAGAAGAACCTGTTATTGAATTTGCTAAACCATTTCCACCAGGGCCACCAGCTCCGCTGTGACCTGGACTTGCATTTGATCCGGCTCCGCTAGCGCCTCCGCCACCTGAGCCCGAATAATTTCCACCACCAGATTGTCCACCATCATATCCTTCTACGGGACTATATCCACCAATATTTCCATCTCCTTTAGGGCTTCCTTGGTGAGGTGTTCCTCCACCAGAGCCACCATCATTTAAATCTCCAGTTCCAAAAGGGTTATTAACACCAGCTCCTCCACCACTTGAAGAAAAGTTTCCGGCTGCTAAACCAATGTGTGAATCGCCTCCTTTAGTAAGACCTGTTCCAGTAGAACCGGTTCCTCCCGATCCTCCAGCTCCAACAGTAATAGAAATTGCTGCTGCATCTAATGTAATTTTTGTTCCGCCAGGAAAAGAAGTTCTATAACCGCCAGCTCCTCCGCCACCACCCGGTGTCGGTCCAGCCGCTCCTCCGCCAGCTACTATTAAATAATCAGCATCATAAGGTGAAAAAGCGCTTCCACCTGAGCCAAATCCTAAGATGGTATATCCAAAAGCCATATCTTATTCTCCTACAGATCGTTGGCCGCGTTAGTAGTGTAGAATAATCTAATTCCTAATACTCTTGCATCAGCACTAAACGTATCACCACCGGCATTTGCATCTCGATATAATTGAAAATATACTTGTTCTCCAACTGCGGCATTTGTAATTGTTACGGCGCCACTTTCTGAAGAAATTTGTTGGTCTTCTACTGTTCCTATACCAGCATCTGTAACTGTTACTGCTGTGCCATAAGCAACATCGATAGTATCACTATCTCCACACGACACCCCTTGTAATCCAAAAATACAGTCTCCTGTGTTAGTACTACCAGGTGTCCAATAAACTTGATATGTTACTGTGCCTGCATTCCATGATTTAGGAAAAGCAACTGAAAATTGTGCGAATTCATCTGTACCTGCATCAAAATCTAATACTTTCATATCAGGTCTTGTTGCTGTTGTTTCAACTTGTTGTGCATCAGCACCATTAGTACTTGCTCCATACATTGCTGTAGCTGGAACCCATATAGTTTCTTTACCAGCAATTTTAACAGCGGATACATTTCCACCACTGTCTTCTGCTTGAATAACTCCAGTTCCTTTTGTTTGTAATGCAATACCAACATTTGAATCATCACCTGATGCAGTTATTGTAGGATTATTTCCTGTTGCTGCATTAGCTAATGTAATTTCGTTAACAGCAGAACTTGTAGCTGATAAAAGAGCTAATTGATTACTATTAGTATCTAAAATAGAAGTTCCTATTATAGGAGAAGTTAAAGTTTTGTTAGTTAAAGTTTGAGTACCAGCAGTGGTAACCATTCCTAAATCAACAATGTTTGGATTAGATCCTGAACCTGTACCATAAATTAATTTAGTTGAAGTATCACCTCCTGCAAAAGTAACACTGCTACCTGTACCAGAAACATATTTAAATGTTACGGCTTGTGAACCTGTTGTTGAGTTTTTAACTGCATACATTTGTTGTACGTCAATTGGAATAGTTACATTTCTTGCACCTGTAAGTGCACCTGTTAAATCAATAACTCTGTGAGCAAGAGTTGCTCCAGTTCCACCGTCAGTAACTGAAAGATCTGTATCTGCACCATCTGTTACTGCTTGAGTAGTATAACCACCAGCAAATTGCTCGATAATTTCTAAGTTTGTATTGGTTTTTGTTCCCCATGTACCGGCGTTTTCCCCGGTTGCCATTTTTTCAACACCTAAAGGTGTGTATGTCGAAGCCATAATTTATCTCCTGCTTAATTCGTTATTTTTAATTCGTTTTTTATACAATGTCAACATTATATATTTTATTATGGTGGTGTAACTTTACTCCAACTACCGCCTTGTGTAGCTGTTTTTTTACTCCAACTACCACCTTGTGTAGGAGTTACTTTTTTCCATGCTATTGGACCTCCTACTTGACCTACACTAACAGTTGCCGAAACACCTGTCAATCCCATTGTCATTTCTGTAGGAGAAATTGCTCCTGTACTTGCAGTTGCTGAAACTCCTGATAATCCTATAGCCATTTCTGTAGGAGAAATGGCCCCTACTGAAGCTGTAGCTCCTACTCCAGTTACATCAACTAATTCTACACTTGCTGTTGTTATTGATCCTACTGAAGTAGTAGCACCTAAACCTGAAATTCCTATTACATCAGCAGGAGTAAGAGCGCCTGGAGATGAAGTTGCTACTAAAGAAGCTAAACCTTGAACATGATCTGCTCCATTATTAATACTTAATTGACCTATAGAAGCAGTAGCACTTATACCTGAAATTTGTTCTGGTATATCTAATTGAGTTGGTACTGAAGCAGTTACTGAAAGTCCTGATAACCCTACTACATCTGCAGGATCTAAGAAATATTCTCCACCCCATGCATCAGCACTCCATGTTTGATCTCCCCAACCTACAGCTGGAAGACTTGCAGTAAGACCATCGGGAGCTGTTAAAACAACTGTTGAAGTATTTTCCCCCCAGTTATTATCTCCCCATGCATTACGTCCCCAACCACTTGTTGATTGAGCGTATGTGAATTCTCCAAGAGAAACAGTTAGTCCTGTAGGTGCTGTTAATATAATTGTAGGATCATAACTATCACCCCAAGGTTCTTCACCATAAGCATCACGACCCCATCCTTGTTCAGGATAAGCTGTTATATCTCCTACTGATGCAGTTGCACTTACTCCAGTTAAGGAAACAGTATTGTCAGTAAGTTCTCCCCATTCATTATATCCCCATGTTTGATAACCCCAACCTTTATTAGCTTGGGCTAAAATTTCACCTACTGAAGAAGTTAAAGTTGAAGGAGCGGTTAATGATTGAGTAACAGTATCAGATTCCCAAGAATTATATCCCCAGGTAGTACCGGCTTTATTCCAAGTATTAGCCATAAGGAATTCCTCCCTATGCTATACGAATTATCGCTGTAGTTGCTGCCGCTGCAGGAAATTGAATTGTAAATGTTCCGCTTGATACAGTCTTATCTCCACCAAAAGCTACTGCACAAACTGCTGCGTCTGTTGAATGTGAATCATTAAAAATCAAACATCCGTTAGCTGTGAAAGAAGCTGATGTCCAAGAAACATCTGCAAAATCACAAACTGCAGTTGATGAATCTAAAGTTGGTGTAACACTTGTTAGTGCTTTTCCTTTAGCTGAATAAGCAGTTCCTGAAGTGTTTGTTATTTCGTTAGTACTTGCGTAAGCTGTAGTAGATGCTCCTAAAGTTGCAGAACTAGTGTATAAAGCTAAATTAAAAGTATTCCCGGTTGTAGCAGTAAAATTATGTTCTGCCTCTAAAATTTCTTGTTTAAAGCTATTACAAATTGCCGATGTTATTGCCATAGTTATCTCCTAATTATTGAGGCGGTGATTCGATCGGTATACGAACAGTACCATCTGTGTAATCGTCTCTTCTCCGTCTCCCAATTTGCACACTTGCAAATTTTTGTAGTTCAGTTTTATACTTTTGTTCATATAATGTCAACATATCCATTGGACCTTTTAAAAATCCATAAGCTTCCACCAGAGAAGCATAAAGTAGCCCTTGAGGAAAGTATTTACTTATATAAGTCCCAGAAGTATTTGTTCCTAATCCTGTTGGCACTATATTTCCATGTATATTTATTAAATAATTAGCATCCGGAGTAGGAGCCATTACAATATCTCCTGAAGTAGTTGAAGCAGTTCCAGTCGCTCCTCCAAACATAGCATAATATTTAGGTAATCCTGTTACATCTTGGCCTGTTTGAGACCCTTCAGGACCAGTTAATTCTCCCACATATTCACTTATAAAAGTTCTATCTCTTTTTAAAAGCCAATATGCTCTGCCCGTTCTAGAAGATGTTGAATTAAAAACTTCAATACCTCTTACAAAAACCATTCCTGCTGGTACTCTAACTGTATTAACATCTGCAGCTAGTGTTCCTTCATATTCAACTCTATCTGAATCCATAGGAATATCATAAAAAATTCTATATTCTGCATTTTCTATAAATCTACCTAGAGTAGCACCACTAAAAACAGTACTGTCTACTTCAGTGTAACTTCTAATGTCCGCTTCTAATTCTGAAAGTGTATATCCTGCCATAATTAACCTCTATCATTAATCGGTCCAATTGTACACTGTAAACCGCCTCCTGTTTCAGCACTACTTGCATTTGAAACAAGTGGCACTGTAAG